ATAAATTTTGTTTGTGGATCTTTGCTAAGTGTCTTAATTGGATTAAAGAAAGTAAGAATGTTGTCTTTAATACGAAGAGCGCTGATATCTAATGGTAAACCTTTGCTTGTAAAAAAGTCACCCATTGATAGAGCACCTCTTTCAAGAAGAGATACTTTCTCTTCTGAGCCTAACTTTTCTAGTTTAGTTGCCATAGGTTGTCTGCGTAACCAAGTAGCAAAATCTTCTTTAAGTGGTGTCTCACCTGTCATCAATGCGTTAGGCACTTCAGCTAGACGATCTCTTTTTAAGAAAGGAGAAAGACTTTTTAGAAGATCTGACTTCGACTTAATAACAGGAACAAGAGTTGAACGACAGTACCAATGAAGTGGAGGTCGTACTTTGACGTTATCAACAGATTGAAATAAATTATCATAGGAAGAACAAATCTTTGATGTACGAGAATCAAGAATAGCAGTGAAAACTAAACCAGAAATCAGGTCTGGATTAGCTTCTAGTACTTTTTGTTTAACAATAGACTCAGCTTGAGTCATGTGTGTAATTACTAGCGTCTTAGCTTGATTCTCAGTTAACTTAGTAGTTTGAAGAACTCTATTTACAATAGACTCTTCGGCTTCACCTGTAGCAATACCTTTACGAATAAGAAGGTTAATGCGAGTTAACTCCGAACCCCCTACATTTTCAAAGCTACGAACTAAAGTAGGATGCTCTTTCTTTTCGTTAAACAACTTTAAAGGGGAACTGGTAATATCTTTAGCTAACTGCCCACGATTAACCGACTGAACATCGTACCAATCACTAACAGAACGTCTTAGGTTATTTGTTTGGAAGTCTAACTCTGCTCCAATATAATCTGTTAAGGCATTAGCGCCTAAAGCATGAAGCTCTTGGACATGCCGAGTAACTTCACGCTCTAAACCTAGTTTGTCTTTAAGGTCTTCCCCTAAGATTTTCTTTAGAAAACCACGATGCCGATTTGAAGCTTTTTCAATAAGCAGCTTAGCTGTCTCTTGATAACGACGAGTGGCAAGCATATGCTCTACTTGTCTGTCAAAAATATCTTGGTTTAGACTCATTGTTTTTCCTTTATTGAATTATAAGGTTCCTGTATTAGTTGACGGGAAAGCTCGATCTGGTCCCCAGATCAACCGTACAGCACCGTCTCCACCGGGGTAGTTGACGGCTTGATAAGTAGCAATACCTGCACCGCCACCGTAAGAACCACCGATAGCAGTAAGTGTACCGCCTGTTCCACCAGAACCGCCACCACCTCTTGTAGCACCAACGCTAGTTGAGTTACTTGCAGCACCAAGAGCACCTGAAGTGCCTTGGCCTAGTAACCCTACACCGCCGCCTCCGCCAGAGTTAAAAGCTCCGCTACCAGTGAAGTATGCACCTCCGCCTCCGCCTGCTCCACCAGAGCCAGCTGTTGCTGCAATAGTATTACCGTTGTAGTAACCACCATTACCACCAGCACCAGAGTAACCCCCTGCACCACCACCACCAGAAGCCGACCAGTAATAGGTTGTTGGGTAAGCGTTACCACCAGCACCACCACCGTCTCCAGTATAAGAGCCACCTGTACCTTGTGTAGTAAATGTGCCTGAGCCACCACCAAAACCAGCAACAGTAGAAGTATCAATAAAATAAGAATTACCTCCGGGATTAGTGTTGCCGTTAGTTGTTGTTGCAGTAACAGTTGCTCCACCAGCACCTACTACTACTGTGTAAGAAGTACCGGGTACAACTGGTATGTTGTTTTTCCAACCTAGTCCGCCCCCAGCGCCGCCTGTAGAACCAAAAGAGCCAGTACCAGCGTTAAAAGCACGACCACCTGCACCACCGCCTACACAAACAGCGTTTACGTAGAAGACACCAGCAGGACAGGTCCAAGAATATGTGCCGGGAATAACAAACGAAGCTTCACCATACTCTGAAGTAGGATTCTCGATGACTGTGTAACTAGAGAGCAGCTCCCAACGGCCATATTCAGGTAGGTAAACTTCATAAGCACGAAGGGTAGTGTTGTAGTACATATAGGGCTTAGCTACAGAAGGACGTTGAGCAGAAGTTCCTGTTGCAAAAGACCTAAAGTCAAAGACCCACTTAGAACCATCCCAAGTGTAAGTTTTAAGACCTACTGTAAAAGTTTGACCAACAGTAGGACTATCAGGAAAGTTGATTGCCATTTGTTGACTCCTGTAGGGTAGGCCAGTCCACAAAGAATGGATCTAGATTGTTAACGTTATTGTAGATGTCGCGAAGTGCTTGCCGATATTCTATATAGCTAAGAGGTAGCTCCTGTTCGAGAGTAGTACCATTGAGAACAGTGGCTTCTACTGCTTTTAATACTTTGTAGTCTGTTTCAGCTAGTTTCTTCTGGCAGACCGAACGAACTTGACTCCATTGAGCTAGTACTTCTTCTTCATTAGGGTCACGAACTACCCAGTCTGTTAAGCCCCATTCAACTACTTTAGGATAGACATACTCTGGCATTGCAGGAGCAACCAGCCAACCATCTTGCTCTAGTTGTTCTTCTGTAGGATTAGTAATAGTTAGTCCGTCATCTAAACGAAGTCTAAAAGGTTTAGTTGTAGGTGGAAAACCTACTTTATAGTATAACATGATAACTCCTTATGTTTCTACAACGTTAAACTGGTATAGCACGTCACTAATACTGTCTACAATATAATAGGAAGAGCCATCTGGCTTAACAAACATACCTCTAGGGTTAGCAGAAATATTCTCAATATAAGCATGAGTAGCTTCTGTAAAACCACCTGTGATGCTATAAGGGACTGTTAGCTTATAACGATAAACTCGACCAACACTGTCTCCAAGAATATAAAGGTGATTACCATCTTGAGAGATAGTAATACCATACATTGTATTAGTCAAGAATGAGCTATCTGAGAAGCTAACTGTAGCTGACAGAGTAGATAATCCCCATGCAGTAGTTAAAGTCTTCTGGTATACAATGTTAGTTGTAGAGTTTACAAAGTAGATGTTTTTTCCGTCTCTGCTAAAGTAAAAGTTTCTTATAGCTGAACCAACACTTGCAGATTTTTCTACAAAGTAGACAGCAGTAAAATCCCAAGGGATAACTACTCGCCACTTAGTCAAGATACCACTCGCTTGGTCTAACGTAAAAATCATGGTACCATCAGGAGAAATAAAACCACTAGAGAAAACACCAACGTTAGTTGCGTTCAGCGTAGGCACAACATAGTTCTTGCTAGTAGTAGCTCCAACAATTGACCACGGAGTAGGGCAATCATACTCGAAGATTTTGTAAGCACCTACATCAGAAACCCAAAACTTTTTACCATCAGGTCTAAATTGAAGAGTGTTTGCACTTGTAGCTGCTGCAGCAATACTTAAAGTAGCAGCGGCTGCACCGTTACTAAAAATAGTGGCATTTGGTTCAGCAGGAATTACTGTTGTACCTCTAGCCTCTAAGTGATAGATAATGTCGGTTGTGTTGTTTAGAATGTAGAAGTGTCTTGTATTAGGTACAAAGTATAGTCCTGTAGTACCAGCAACGTTACCCACAGGGATAATGTTTGTCATTGCACCTGTGTTACCTAAGTTCGTAATAGAAGCAACACTCCAAGGAGTTGCTACTGAATAAACTTGAATAGAGTTGTTAGTTCTTCCCATTACAAATAACCGAGTACCGTCTCCATTAAAACAGAGAGTACCGGGGTTAGTATCTTGAGTAGTAACTGAAGCTGAAACTGAAGCGTAAGCTGCTGTAGCTAGGCTCCAAGGAGTAGACATGGTATACTGGAACACTGTATCAGCCGTACCACCGACTACCCAAAAAGTAGTACCATCTGGTTTTACAAACAAACCTGTTGGAGTAGCTTCTTGTGTAGTTACTGAGAAGGATACTGAGTCATAAACTGCAGTAGAAACTAACCATGGGGTACTTAAGGTGTAAGAATAAATTGTGTCTGCAGCATTACCTAGTACTAGCATCTTTGTTCCATCAGGTGAGAAAGATACTGAGGTAGGATCTACTACTGTTGTACCAAAGGCAAACAACCCAATATAGGTAGCTGTAGATAGTTGGTAAGGAGTGGTTAAGTCGTATTGGTAAACACTGTCGTTTGTAGTACCAACAAAGTAAAGTTTTAATCCATCATCTCTCATGAACAAGCTAAAGCCAGCGCCATCTCTTGCTGAAATTGATAGAAAGTCTCGCTGATAAAAACCTAAAACTCTACGGTTATCACTAGTTGGAGTATCATCATGAAAAGTATAAGGTAGTCGTTCTCTCGCAGCAAAGTGTGAACGAGCGTCAATAACTCCACTCGTCCATTCACTTGAAGGCGCTTCATAAGAACCTAGAATGTTGCCGTTGATCATCATTATGAGATAACCTCATAACTGCAAAGACCAGTCAGCATTGAGTTAGCTGAAGCTGTTAGGCGGAGAGAGTCTCCTTCTTCTAGATACAAAGGGTAATCTCGTCCAAGAGCAATAAACGTACTATCTTGTAGGACAGCAATAGTTGAGACTAAACGGTAAGCTACACCACCACGAAAAAGATCGATAGTAACGTCAGCAGGAGTTGTACCGTTAATGTTAGCAATAATAACAGCATTAATTTTTAGAACCGTACCGCTAGATGCAGCATTAGCTACGATGTCTGTTGCAGTAGTAGTGACAGCAAGAACACTAGTTTTACCTGTGATAGTAGATACTTGGAGGATATTTGGAGCGGCCATAAGTTGATTCCTTAGTTAAAGACATAGGTCATTGCGAGAGCTTTAGAAATATTAGCGTCAGGACCAGTTGGACCTTGTGACCCTACAATTTCAACCCACTGATTAGAGGTTCCATCTTGGTAGTACAGATAAAGCGAGAGGTTAGCACTAGAGAACCATAACGTGCCTTGAGTAGGAGAACTAGGTGCTGTGTCAGAAACAACAAGAGTAGCTCCACCAGAACCCCCTGAGCCTGTAGCGTCTGTGTCGTTAACCCAAGTAGTACCGTTATATTTTAATACTTGTCCTGTAGTAGGAGACGTAATAGTGACATCTGACAATCCGTCGAGGTTAGTAGCTCCGCCACCTCCACTTGTAAAAGTCTTATTTTTCCACAGACCTGTAGCAGACTCATAAGTCAGTACTTGATCATCTGCTGGAGAAGTGATTAGTACGTCGTGTAGTTCATGAAGTTCAAAACCATTTTGTACATGAACAAGGATACGACCTGAGCTAGCATTAGCTTTAACTACCCAACCAAGAGAAACTAAGTGGTTAGGAGCAACTGGTTTAGTTTGTGTAAAAGTCCCTGCTGTAGAGCCGAGATAGATAGCTCCACCTTCAGTTAATCCACCTGTATTTACATTATAGAGTAACCCATTTGTAGTTACAGTACCATCTGCACCATTTGCAATATCAGCCGTAACAAACCCGAAAGTCTTGCTAGAAGTACTTTCAGCAGAGTTATTAGCTTTTGCAATAGAAGGTTTTTGTCCTTGTGCACCATTAATGTAAACGACACTACCTTTAGTAATAGTAGAACCTGTACCATTATACACTGTTAGCTGCTGTAGTTCTAAGGAACCAAACTCAATAATGTTTCCCGCACCATCTTTAGAGAATAGCTTACGGTCGGCAAGATTGATAGCAATCTCACCAACTTCAAGATCAGTAGCTAGAGGTACTTTTTCAGCAACACTAGACTTTTTAAGAATAATTTTAGTAGTCATATAGATGACCCCCTTTCTACTTAGTAGGTTCCGCCGTCTAGACGAACATCTGCTAGGGTTTGGTTAGCGAGACTCCACACATCATTGGTTTCATCCCAGAGGAAGGTTACGTTTGTTTCTGTACCACGAGCAATTTCGATACCAGCATTCTGAGTAGGTGTTCCTACTTCATCAGCATTCAGTAGAATAATAGCGTCGCCGATGTTAACTTCATTTGAGTTTACAGTTGTAGTAGTACCATTAACAATAAGGTTACCATTAACTGTCAAATTAGAAGTAAACAAGCCTGTGGTAGCCTCAAAAGCACCTACAGAGATGTTGTTGCTAGTAATACCACCTCGAGAAGTTACACTATCAAGAGTATCTACCTCTGTAGCTGAGATAGTAATAGTATTACTTGTATCATTATAAGTGACAGTAACAATTCCACTACCTTGAGTGTTGTTACCAACTGTATCAAGAACCGCCTCATCTAGTCCTGTAATATCTGCTGCAGAATGTGTGTGATTTACTGTAGTAGTGATTGTTACGTTACCTAGGTTAGTAATAGTCCCAGAACCTGTAACTGCACCTGCTAGGGTAATAGTAGGATCATTAACGTCAAAATTTAGTTTACCGGAAGTGTCGTCATAAGTTACTGATAGCCCTGACTCAGTATTACTAGAGACCATAGCACCAACGACATCTTCTACTGCTTCTTGGAAGTCTGTAATTGAAGTAGAAGCATGAGTATGATCGAGAAGAGAATAACGACCGTCAAGGTTTACTGTAGCTTGTGAACCATCATAGTTGGTACCTGTTAGAACACCTGTAGCAGAGTTAAAGGTTAGAGTATTTAGTTTACCAATAGTAATCCAAGTAGCACCATTGAAAGCACGAAGCACATGGTTGTCAGAGTCATACCAGAGGTCACCTTCAGCAGGAGCACCTGGAGCTACTGTAGAAACATAAGCACTGTCTAGCTTTACAATGTTTCCTGAGTTATTTTTAGTAAAGAGTTTACGATCTACTAGGTTGACAGCTACTTCACCGATTTCTAAGTCGGTTGATAATGGAACTGCACCTACAGTAGATGATTTTTTGAGAATAATTTTAGTTGCCATAATCACCACCTAGAATAATACCTTGGTCTAAGGTACCAATGTTAAGATCATCTAAGGATCCAGAGAAAGCTACATCTGCGAGATCGTCAAAGGTAGGTACGATGCCTACATCATCTGTTGTACCATCGCTATAGGTAAAAATCAAATGACTATCAACAATCTCAGCAGACACAACTGAGCGACCTTGAGACCCTTGTCCACCTGTTCTTGCTAGAGACACATTCAGCTTTTGAATTAAAATGTCTGTTACTAGTTTATCGGGTTTGCTTGAGATCTCAAGTTTATTTGCTTTTGTAGTTAACTTGTAAGTCATCTTAGAACTCCGTTGGAGAATAAGAGACTTCAACTAAACCACGAACTGGTTTCCAAATTTGTTTATTGTTACCTGTACCGGGATCACGAACTTCTAGTTCAACAAAACCATAAACAGGTTTATCTGGTGTAGGCTGTACTGTCCAAGTGGAGATTAGCTCCTCAGGGAATACGATTTTAAAAGTGTTGTCTGTTACGACTTCATCTAGCAGTGGTAGTTGTGTAATAACTCCGCTAGGTCTGACAGCAGTAGGGATCTTACCGTCTCCTGCATTAAGCGCTTCAATAACAGTTACTTTGAGAGTGTAGTTACTGAGGTTTGTTAGCCAGTTGAGAGTTACTTCTAGGTGAATTTGTTCACCATCAACAATACTAGCCAGAATGGAGCCGTTATCAGAGATTAAGTCTTGTGACGCTGAAGTAATTTTACTGCGTGCCATTGTTTTTCTCCTCTAACCGAGCCTCGACTGGGTTGTTTACGTTGGATCCTTCATTGAGGAGGTCTTGTATAGTTGTTCTCGTAGAAGATAACCTTCAAGAGACCAGATTTTATTTCGGGCATTATCTCGTGCAATACGTCTACCTATCTCACGACTAAAGTTCTCAGGGCTAGCTGCAGCAGACTCTCCTGTAACGATGTAACCATTCTTAAGGGTCAATGCACAGATAGTTAGAGTGCTACCGGGAAACACATAGTACTGTTCAGACACAATTACTGAGTCAATGTGGTCTAGTGTTACACGTGGTGCAGATGATTTAGTTGTAAGTTCAATCTCGAGTTCTAGTTCGTTCATTTCTTTTTCTTTCTCGCTTTTTTCTTAGCTTCTGCAGCCACTGACAATGCAATGGCTACCGATTGTTTTTTTGAGAGTGTCCACGTTTCTTTTCTCTACGAATGTTAGCAGAAATGGACTTTTGTGAGTATCCTTTTTTCAGTGGCATTATACAGGTTCCCCGGGAATAGCTAAGCAACCTGCTTTAACTACAAGATTAGGATTATAGCCTAGTTCTACCTTTACTGCTTCTGTGTCAGCTACACAAGCTTCTTCTGTAAGAAAGACTTGTTGAGTGTTATAAGATAACTGACAAGTGTTCGCATCACTAACTAGACAAATGAGTACTACTGCTAGAAACATTATGGTAACTCCTGAATACCTAGACTAGTAGCGTCTTGAACTAGAGGATCTTGACCAATTTCTTCTAGTCCTGCAGCATCATCGTAGTCAGAAGGAATAATATCGTGTTGTTTAGCTACGGAGAGCCAGACAGAACGAGGAATTAACCGATTCTGATACCATTCTGTTACTAGGCGTGCCCATTCAGAGCCAAGAGGAGTTGGGTTAAAGTCAGCAGAAAGCTTGAAATCTAGACCTTCTACATCGAGGTCTTTACCATAACGCCAACGAAGCATTAGCTTAAGAACTTCAGCCATAGTTGAAGATAGCTTGTTGTTTAGTAGACCTAACTGTGCAGTAATACTAGAATTACGGATTTCAATAGCAATACCAGAAGGATCACCTTCAGGGGACAGCAGCCTCATACCCATCATATTAAGGTCTTGAATAGAGGAGCTAATAGCAGACTCGAGGTCTGTCAGAGCATCCGTTGGAGTACGGAAAGCATCGATTTTGTCCATAGACCCAAGCTTAATCCAAGAACCTAATCCAGCATTAACTACAGCAGCAAAATCTTCATTGCTCATGTCAGAGAATACAACAGGAGTAAAAGTAGAAGCACCATAAAGAAGATGGTTACGACGAGATACTTTATTGTAGAGAGCGATTTCTTTGTCAATGATAGGAGTCAACATAGGCGCTTCTAACGATACTTCTCCATTGAGAGGAAAGATAGGAAGCTGAGTCATAGGCTCACCCCACATCATAGGGGTAATAGGATCACCATCTGCAACCCAATGATCGTTAGTAAAGAGTTCAGTGCCAAAGATCTGAGTCATACGTAGATCACCGTTAATTAGATCAACAGTAGCTTCTCCATCTTTCTTATAGTACTGTACTTGGTAGAAGCCTGCCTCATTGATAAAATGATCTGCAGCAACGATGTCGAGATTAGGATGCCACTCAGAGTCTTTATAAGCCCTACGAATATATCGAAAGACCACTCGAGTTAGTGTTGGACGACCTGTTGTACGGTCGATAGCCGTTTGCCAGTTAATAACATCTTCTGCTCTCCATAGTACTGGATAGGGAGCAATCATTCTCTTTTGTTCAGGGTCTAGCTCTGTGTAGTTAGGAACAACAGGGAAATCTACCGACACCCAACCTCTAGAAGTAGATAATTCCTCCCAAATAGCAGCGTCAAGAAAAGCTACTAGGGGACGACCATCTTCAGTAAAACGATTACGAATCCAAGCCTCTGCTTCAGGTGGTGTAGCTTCAGTAAAGGTGATCTCAGGAGGCTTACGTAGTAACCCACCAGTAAGAATTTTAGCATACTGTGAGGTTAGGCCGGGTAACTCAGCTTCAGCAACATACCACTTATACTGTTCAGGGGACATGCGAGGGCTGAAAGGAACTAGTAGGTTAGTGTAGTTTACAACATCGATAAAACGATCATGCTCTTTAGCATAGAGTTCCCCGTTTAGAATAGCACGACAACGTTTCCAAATACGAACCATTGATTCATACTCGTAAGTTGGAGTACCAACACTAGTCTTTGGGGTTGTAGTTGGAATTTGTGTCATTTAGTTCTCCTTAGACGCTATCGTCTGAAACTACTACTACGACAGCTTCTTTAATTGCCTTAGCCCAAACTCGTTTAGCACCAGCTACACCAGCCTGATAGTCAGTTACAGTACGGTTAATTTCAGGGTCGTCCCATGAACCGAAGCGAAGTCCAAATTCTTCAGTTGGAGCAGTACCA